TAAATATCATGAATTGATTTATTTACAAAATCTTTTACAGCAGTTTGAATACCTCTACTAGAATTAAAATTAGCTGAAGTTAATTCAGTTTCATTTAATTCTCTAAGAGTTCTATTAGTTAAAACTAAGTAAGTTGTTGACAAGGGACTCTCCTATGTATTATTTAATATTTACTTTTTTTTCTTTTTTCTCTTCTGGTAAATTTTGTTCTAAATTTACATGAAGCATACCGTCTTTAATTTCAGCATCAATTACATTTGTAAAATCAGCTAGTTTAAAAGATTGGTTAAAAGCTCTTTCTGCTATACCTTTGTATAAGTATTCAGCTTCTTTAGATATATTTGTTTTGCCTGAAACTTTCAAAGTATTTTCTTTGCAAGTTATTTCAATATCATTTTTATTAAAACCTGCAACTGCGAAAGTAATTTTATATTTTCCTTCTCCAGTCTTTTCTATATTATATGGTGGAAAAGTTGAAGTTGGTAAGTTTGATAATTCATTTAATATAGAATCAAATCCTACAGTTAATGAATTAAACATTGGTAACATATTTAATGTCATATTATTATCTCCTTTTAAGCGAGTTAAGTGTGACCCTTACGGCATCACGGTTTATTAATTAATCAAGGGGGGATTGCTCCCCCCAAGATATATTAGCTATTAGCTAAATGTAACTGTTTGTGAGTCTGTGTCAGCGTCTGATCCACCTTTATCAAGTGAAATCATAGTTGCCCATACTCTAACTTTTGCATTAATTGCACCAGTACCAATTGTGATTCTGATAGCATCAGCAGAACTGTTTGCAAAAGGTGCAGCTAAAATAGCCATTTGGCCAGCAGCAGCTACAGTTGCAGCAGCTACATATTGGTCAGCGTCTGCACTATCACCTAATGCGATTGTTCCACTGTTTCCAGCAGAGTCAGCAGTTAATACATCAACGCCTGCAGCAAGTACCATTGTGTTTGCTGGAATAGCAATAACATCAAAAGTATCAGTAGCAGCGTTAGTTGTAGAAGAGAAATCTACAACTTCTGATGCGATTCTTACAGTATCACTAGATGCTTTGATCTGAGTGTTTGTATTTGAACTATCATAAGCAGTCATAATTTATTTCCTCCTACTATTAACCGATTGTTATAACACCAGAGTATACAGCGTCATCTCTTAAGATTTTTCTTCCGAAAACGTGTAATCCTCTTACGATGTCAGCGAATGAATCAGGGTCTCTGATTAATTCTGTTTTTGCAATGTGGTTAGCTGTAGCTACAGCAGACATATGTCCATATAAGAATGCATATTCGTTTGCACCTGATGAACCAAATGTTTTGTTTGCAGCACTTCCGCTAGACACAGCAATTGCGTTAGTCATGTACATGTTAAAACCAAATAACGGTTTGTCAGTAACCATACCGTTTCTGATTTGTGATACACCACCATCGTTCAAGATTGATTGGTCTGAAAGTTTAGCACCAGCTTTTCTTAATTGTTGAAAAAAAGCAGGCGGTGCTACTAACCATCTATTTTCTTCTGGTACGTCATTCCCATCAAGAACTGTTTTAGCAGCTGAAACTACATCTGCTAAAGTATCTGTAGCAGCATCACCATCAATTGGTGAACCATCAGTACCTGTGTTAGCAGCTGATGTTGTAGCATTGTCGTAAATGTGCTTCAACACGTTGTAGTCATAGTTTCTTTTTAATGAGTATGCACCTGAAGAGGTTGCAAGAGCTTCAAAGTTTACATGAGATTGTCTTTCTTCAATGTCATCTACTTTGAAAGCAAAGTATGAACCTTGATCAACTGTCATAGTGATTTGGTCATCAGCTAAGTCTTGTGTAGAAACAGCTGTACCTCTTGCATAATCTGCAACAGTGATTGTAGGTTCTTTTATTATTTTAACAGTATCGCCAAAATTTTCAATTTCTCCAGCATAATCAGTGTTAGTAATGTCTTCTACCACTGATGCTCTTCTGAAGAATTTTTGAACCTTCTGACTAAAAATTTGTGGAGTGAAATTACCTGAAGGTAAGTTTCCGTATCCACCAGCACTTCCAAAAGCCATGGTTGTACCCTCCTTAGTTTAGTTTAGTTGATTGTTTAACTTTGTTCAATCCTACCTTCTAAACGAGCAAGATCAATATCCTTTTCATGTTTCTCAAATTCATGAGGTTTCATTCTAGATATTTCACTTACAGTCCAAACTTTCTTTTTAGGAATTTCAGATTCAGTACTTTTTCTAGTTTTAGAAATTGCTTTAGCAGCTTCTTTCTTAACATCCTTTTCTTCTTTCTTAGATAACGTACTAATGCCACGATCCATTTTATATAAATCAATAGCTCTAGCAGCTAACTTAGAATTGGAAGTATTTTCATACAACCAACTTTGAATAGTAGGATCTTGTAGTTGAGCCCATTCATGAAAATCATCTTTTTGACGAAGATCATTAAAGTCTGGGTGAACCTTAAGAAGTTCTACTTCAGCTTTTTCTCTAGCAATTTGTTCCTGTTGCTTTTGCAAGTTTTGATATTTTTCTTCAACATCTTTTGCTCTAGCATCAGCCTTTGTCATGGCAATTGTTTCTACCATGTCATAGACATCTGGATACTCCCTTTTCCAAGATTCTAATTCCTCTTTAGATTTAGGAGGTGTAAATTGCTGAGTACTTGATTCTAATTGTGTCCGTAAAGAAGAAAGCTCTTCCTTATGTTTTTGAATAGTAGAATCATAGTGTCTTTTCAAATCGTCATAACGTTTTTTAAAGACACGGTCTTCAGCGTTAGCAGGGCGTTCAGCGATAGGAGTAGCCTGATTATCTGTTTGATCTGCAGTCTCTTCAGATGCATCGGTGTCCTTCTGTTCGGTTGCTGCGGTTGCTTGTTTGTCTCTTTGTTCCTGATGATATTTAGATAATTTACCTGTTAGAAACGCTTTTGTTTCTTCATCATCCTCACCTCTATCTTTATGATATGGGTTTGCATTTGGTACACTAACTTTTTTCTCTTCAGTTTCAGAGACTCTGTTTTCTTCTTCCATTATTTTTACCTATTGGTTGAGTGCCTTATGGATAAGGGTAGCTCGATTCCATAATTTTTGTGGGCCGAAATTAAACTCCTTGAGTATCTATTGATTGATAATCAATATCTCCTGCTTGTTCACTTTCGGGTGGCACAGTTTGTTGATCCATCTCTTGACTAGATGCAAGATCAGCTATAAAACTTTCTACAGCTTGAGCTTCATCTGCTCCACCATATCTTTTAGTTGCAAATGTTTTTACAACTGAGACAGGTAGAACTACGTTCTCTTCTGCACTAGTAAATTGATCCACAAGTGGACTAAGTTCTGGTGCTAGTTTTTTAAGAACGCCTGCAACAGATGGAGCTAATACTGTATCAAGTACAACCTTATCTTCATCTGTTAGAGATTGAATTTTGTTTTGTAAATCTTCTGATGGCATTTCTTGGGGTTGAGGCTGAGGTCTTTGTGCAACTTGTTGAGGTTGAACTCTTTTAGGTTGCATAGATTCTGGAACTTTCATTCTACTCATATCGGGTGCTTGTGGAGTAAAAGGTTTTTTATCTACTAATCCAGTTGTGCTAACTTTATTCCCTGCTTCAATTGCCATTATAAATGCCTATTACGTTTAGTGTTTAATAAATTATAATTTTTATCACTTACAAAGTTTCCTATTAACCAACATAAAGGTTCACCTATACCTGCATAGATTCTTCCTAATAAATCAAATTTACCTTGATTCATTCTCCATGCAATATCATTTGCTCTATGTTGTGCAATATGTTTCCAAACTTTTCTGTAAGTTTTAAATTTTTGAATATGTCTTACTGTTGGAATTGCCCAAGCTAAATATCCTTTTAAATGTTTTTTACTTAAATGTCTGTAAGTAAATCTTATATCTCTTACTAAATCAGCTGTAGATAATTCTCCTGTTTTATTTAATTCTGTACAAATAACTCTTTGTGATCCACCGCCACCACCTTTGTTGTGTACTACATATTTATCTGCAATATATGAATTGTCATTTGAAACATTAAAATTGTATAAAGGTGTTTTAGGACTTTCTATATCTTTTGATTTAATATCAGTAATTTCTAATAAACCATTTTCAGTTATAAGTTTATCACCAACTTTTAATTCACCTTTTAATTGATTATATAATTCAA